CTTGTTGTTTGGCCTGGTCCTAACAAACTTCCATCAACTGCTACACGGTCAGCATAATTAGTTGCATTCCAGCCATCTGGTAATCCTGCTTTCTGTTGATTTAATATTTGTGCAATCTTTTGTATGTTGTCATCGTGTGGATTTTTAAATCCAGCATATGCTTTACAAGATCTTCCAAACGGATCTGTATGGTCAACAAGTTCAAGAGCACCACTTTGAATTAGTTTAGTTTGTGTTTCACTTACCTGGGTTGTCTTAGGTACAAGATCATCTGGAAAGTTTAAGTTATCGTAGTATGTTCCTGATATTATTTTATTTGCCATTTTATCCTCCTGCGAAAACTGTATTAGATCCTGTAGCTACTGAACTACCACAAGCAACAGGGTCACCAATTCTTCCTAACTGTATATTATTTGCGAACACTGTACTAGATCCTGATGCTAGTGTACTGGCGTGACATAATGCTAAACAACAATGTACACTCCAAGAGTCACCCTGTCTATGTACTGGTATTGTGTCTGCATAAACGTTCTCACTGGCACTATTATTTGGCCTAGAAGGCCAACATCCGTGTCCTGTACAATTATCACCTAATCTAGTTACTGCTGGCATAATAGTATTTATATACTATGTTATGTGATAATTTTGCTTGGTGGTGATTGGTTAGGCATAGATGAAGCAGGTACCAAATTTGTTGTTGTTGCAATGTACTGATCACTCGCTGTTTTATTTGCTTTTGCTAATAATACAATGTGTGTTTTTTGCAATTCTACCGTTTGGTTCATATCTTGCATCATTAAAAATTGTGTCATTGCGGCACCTTTAGGCGTTACAACAAGTGCAATTGGTTTTGAAACTAGCATACTACTATCGTTATCTTCGATAACTTTTGTAATAACTTCTTCACCTGAACTCAACTTGATTGCAACTATGTCATTTTTTTCATATTTTTTTGTTATCATAGTTTAAATCCTTTAAATGTTTCTTTGGTTACGTCTTGTTTTACACCACCAACAATATAACTCTCAACTTCAGTTTCTTGTGGTGCTACCTGTAAGCCTGACGAGCTTAACCAATGTTGTGTCCAAGGTAGTGGATTTTGTGTAACTGGCTGATCAAATATTGGATCTAGGCCAATTGCTTTTAATCTTTTATTAGCAATGAATTCAACATAACGATCAAGCAATATTGCATTCAATCCAATAATAGATCCGTCTTTCATTAAGTGTCTTGCCCAAGCCTTTTCTTCAACAACACAATTTTTATACATTTCATACACAATGTCTTTGTTTTCTTTTACAATCTTTGTCATATCAGCATCATCGCCTTGTTGCCAATTTTTAATGATGTGTGTACTTAATGCTAAATGCTGTGATTCATCTCTAGCAATTAATGAAATTATTTTTGCTGAACCTTCCATAAGTTTAAGTTCGCCAAATGCGAATGTACAAGCAAACGAAACGTAAAAACGTAAACCTTCTAAGATGTTTACATTTACCATTGCAAGATATAACTGTTTCTTTACATCCTGTATTGTGCCTATATCTTTATGAAAATAGTCTTCAGCCATTTTTGAAAATCTATCATAATTTTCTGTAACCGATACTGCTCTTTTAACAATCTCTTCGTCATTTAAGATTGTATCAAAAACTTCTGCAGGATCTGGATATATATTTTTAATAATATGTGTGTAACTACGTGAATGGATTGTTTCAAAAAAGTCCCAAGTAATAATACAACCTTCTAATTCAGGATTTGAAACATAGGGTAAAAAAGCCAAACTTGGTCCTCTACCTTGTACACTATCTAATAGTGTTTGATATTTTAAATTTGCTGTGAATATATGTTTTTGTTCCGGACGGAAACTAGAATAATCGCTTCTGTCTTTTTGTAAAGACACTTCTTCTGGTCTCCAAAAGTATCCTAGCATTGTTTGATTTAACTTATCAAACTGAGGGTACTTAAAGATGTCGTATCTTTGTACATTTTGATCCGCTCCAAAGAACATTGGCTCTTTGGTGAAATCTACTTCATTTCTGTTAAAAACTGTTTTTGCCATAATATATTAACCTATTTATTTCTTTGATAATCTAAATGTTACAAGCTTCGCAATAATCTTCGTATTCCGAATCAGTACCTTGAAAGTCTTTTCTATCAGGTGGCTGTAGCTGTGGCTTATGCCCTGAAGCATCTAGATGCTCAAACTCTTTTGCGGCAATCTCTTGTACTGGTGTTACTTCAACTTCTACACTAGCATCAGTTTTGTAATCGTATGTGTTTTGATAATATGATGTTTTCCAACCAAGTTTATATGTAGTAAGTAAATCGTTAAACATTACACTCATTGGTACTTCGTTGTTTTCAAAATGTGTAGGGTTATAACTCCAATTTCCACTAATTGCTTGATCAAAGAATTTTTGCATTACTGAAACAATATTAATGTATCCTTCATTGCTAGGCATATCCCATAGTAAAGTATAGAAGTTTTTTAATCTTGTATAATCAGGAACAATTTGTTTTAGCGGTCCTTTTTTACTTTTCTTAACACTTAAGAATCCCCTTGGTGGTTCAATACCATTTGTTGCATTACTAACAACGGAAGAACTTTCCGATGGCATCTGTGCTGACAGTGTAGAGTTTCTCATACCGTGTTCTACTACTTCTTTTCTTAGTTTTTCCCACTTCATCTTTAATTTTGTTTTACAAATATCATCTAGTTCTGTTTTATAATGATCTATCGGCAATAAGCCATCAGCATATTTTGTTCTATTAAAATATTCGCATTTTCCTTTTTCTTTTGCAAGATTAACTGACGCTTGGATTAGATAAAATTGAAATGCTTCTGATAATTCGTGTACAACTTTTAGTGCATCTTTGTCACTATATTTGGCTTGATGTTTTGCTAGATAATGTGCAAGTCCAATATAACCAATACCTAAACTACGTCTTGCTTTAGTAGATATTTCTGCGGCTTTAACTGGATATTGCTGATAATCAATTATTTCATCTAACGCCCTAACAGCCAAGTCACACAACTCTTCTAGTTCATTTAAATCTTTCAATGTACCAACGTTGATGGCGGAAAGAATGCAAAGTGCTATCTCACCATCTCCATCGATGTGTTCTAATGGAACTGTAGGTAATGTAATTTCTTGACATAGGTTTGACATTCTAACTGTATCTTTAAACGAGCTATGAGTATTACAGTGATCAATATTCATAATATATATTCTACCTGTTTCAGCTCTTTCTTTTAAAAGCTCACCAAATAACTTTTGGGCAGATATTGTAGACTTATGAACTTTTTTACTACGTTCATATTTCTTATATAGTTCATCAAATTCATCAGTACCATATGCATCATATAAGCCAGGCACTTCGTGAGGAGAAAATAGAGTTATGTCTTTGTCTTCTAATAATCTCTCATAAAATAATTTACTAATTTGAATTGAGTAATCTAATTTTCTTACTCTATTATCTTCTGTACCTTTGTTATTTTTTAAAACTAAAATGTCTTCAATTTCTTGGTGCCATATAGGAAAATGAACTGTAGCACTACCACCACGTACTCCATTTTGTGTACAACATCTCACGGTGCTTTCAAATTTCTTAAGGAACGGAACCACTCCTGTGTGTGCAACTTCACCTCCTCTGATCTTAGAGTTAATTCCTCTGATACGACCTGCATTAATTCCAATTCCGGCACGTTGAGCAATGTATCTGCCAATAGCCATATCACTGGTAAAAATACTTGACAATGTATCATCCACCTCAACAAGAACACAACTTGCGAACTGACGCATTGGTGTTCTTACACCTGCCATTACTGGCGTTGGTATATTGATTTTAAATTGACTGATAGCATTATAATATTTTTTAATGTATTTTAATCTGTCTGTTTTAGTATAATTTGCAAATAAAGTAACTGCAATCATCATATACATAAACTGTGGAGTTTCGTATATCTTGCCAGAACTCCTATCTTGTACTAGGTATTTGTCTACAACCTGTCTAAGTCCAGCATATGTAAAGTTTAAATCTCTTTCGTGTCTAAGATAACTGTTAATTTTATTCCATTCATCATCTGTGTACTTGTCTAAAATAGACTTATCATATACTCCACGTTCAATGTTTGTGGCTACAAAAAATCTTAATGGGACGTGACCTTCGCTTGGCATAAACTTACCATATACGTGTTTCTGTAAACTAAACAATAAAAGTCTTGCCGCAACATATTGATAATTTGGATTGTCTAAATCTATTAGATCGTTTGCTGACTTAATTAATATCTCTTGGATTGAATCAGTTGGCATTTCATTTGTAAACTGTAATCCAGAATTCATTTCTACCTGAGACGAAGATACCCCAGTTAAGCCCTCGCAGGCCGCTTCTGTCATCTTGTGTACCTTGTTGATGTCTAGTAATTCTTTTCGTCCGTCTCGTTTTATAATATACAAGTTTTCTTTGTTCATTTTTTCTACTCTTCTAATTTATATCACTATTGTAAACTAATAGTACATTACTGTCAAACGATTTTTTTCTTTTTTCCACAATAAGATGTGATAAAGCTCGACTAGTCAACTGTAATTATCTTATGAGATTATTGTGTTAACCAACGTTTTAATATGTAACTTACAGTTGCAGAGTGACTGCTACCTCCATTACTTACTCTTAATTCTAGTTGCCCAGAATTAATGGCTACAGAAAAAGTGACATCGCTAGTCGGATCTGTTTCTGTTCTATCATCAACGAAATGTGCGTTTGTACCATCGCTTATAACTCGTAACTGTCCTACTGCATATGCAGTATTGTACTTGATACTATAGTCAACAAATAATGTATTATTGTCAGCTACAGTAAAACTTGACATAACCTGGTTA